ATGTAAAAAAACATGCGCAAAACCATCTATAACTCTCCCTGCTCTCCAGGGGCCGGCGGGTTTTTAAGGCTGATACCCAGGTAAATCACCCGGCCGTTTGATTTGTGCTTCTCGTACTTCTTCCCGAGCTGCTTTCCAAACCAAGTGCCGGAGCGCTCCTTTTGGCCGATATTGTTGTGGTACCACCCGACAAAATCTTTATAGAGGTTCGTGGCCGTCTCCTCGGCGTGCGGATCCGAGATGTTAGCCCGCTCATAAATCCAGTCCGCGATCAGGTCCTCGCTGCGACGGTACTTCTCCGTCGCCTCCGTCACCTCCCGAGGAGGATTCAAGCCATCGCGCTGCCACTCCAAGACGCCGCGGACCAGCCAGGCCAGGATCCCGGAAGCCTCCGCCATGATCTTCTTGTCCAGGTTCAGATCCGCCCGTCGCTCGTTGGGCTCCTGCGGATCGCGGTTTACGAAGGAGATGTCGAAAGGGATCAGCGCCATCCGGTACCAGAAGGCCTTGTCTCCGGCGGGCGCCTCTGGCTGAGTGTTCGTCATGAGAAACAGCTTGTGCGTCTGCCGGAAATAGGTCTGGTGTTTATCGTGCGGATTCCGTCCCGGGAGTTCATCTTTCCCGGTGAGATGCTTGATCCTGGCGACGCTGAAAGACTGATTCTCATCGATCTCCGACGCGACGGCCAATCGGATCCCGCGAAGGCTCATGATGTCCGGTGACGGAGCGGATGAACTGCGGCCGAATTTCTGTGCCATGAGCATCTCAGATGGGATCGCATGGGCCAGAGAACCCATGATCAGCGTCACCGTATCCATGATCATGCTGCGGCCGTTCCACCCGGTCTTTCCATAGAGGACGGGGAAGACCTTCTCGGAAACCAGGCCCGTCATCGAGTATCCCAGGAGCCGGCGCAGATAGTCGACCAGGGCCTGCGAGCCGTTGAAGATCTCCAAGAGCGTCTTTTCCCAAAGAGGGCACGGGGTATCGATACCGGTGAATGCAACAGGGCTCGCCTTCGTCAGATAGTCGGAGGGGCGGCCCGGCTGGAGAACACCGCTCTTCAGATCGATCACGCCATTAGCGCAGGGAAAAAGGATAGGCTTTTTGTCGAACTCTTCGCCGGTGATGGCAATCGCGTTCTCGATCGTATGGGCGAACTTCAGGCAGGAGGTACGGCGCCGATCGCCGCGCAGGGCGATCGCGCGTTTGAGCAGGGCGTCGCGGAGCTCCTTCAGGCGTGTCGTCTTGTCGGATTTCTCCTCGCCGGCAGCTGCAGCGTCGGCGATCTCCTTGGAAACACGGCCGTGCTCCTCCAGGTAGTGGCAAACCACTGTCTCAACAGCGACTAACGAGCGGTTCATCACGTCGAGTTGCCAGTGATGGCCGGTCCACTCGTACCACTCCTCGCTGTTCTTGCAGAACAGAAAGCGGTCTCGAAAGAGCGTGGCATAGAGGGTGCCGTCGCCCAGTTCATTCATGAACAGGCAGTCCCGGATCATCTTGCTCGATATCTCCGGGACACCGGACGGCGCCGGTGGGCGCTTGGCCTCCTCGGCTTCGACCATAGCTTCGACCTGTTTTCGAATGTCGTTCCCGTCCTGGGTGTCGGTCATGCCTCTCTCTTTCTGCGTTTGAGCTCCCGGATCCAGCGTCGCGATAAGCCCGGCACCGCCGTGGAGATGTACTTCGTGCTCAGGCCCGCGGCGATCAGGTTCATCACCATGGTCTTCACCTTCGGATCGAGTAGATGTGTGGAGCCTGCGACGAACTGCCGACCGCACAGCTCACGACGGCAGCGATACTTCTGGAGCCCGGCTTTTGTTCTGCCGTACTTGGCCAGGTCGGTACCCAGGCAGGATGGACAGACCAGCGATGGGGCTTCTCGGATCATCATGCGGTGTTCCCTATTTCCCATTTTCCCAATCAAATGGCATTTCGCCCGGAGTCGAATTCCGGGGGTTGCCCAGCCGTGTGCGTTTCGACTATGGCGAAGGACCCGCTTCGACGGGGCACGCTGTAGATACCTGATTTGATCCCTGAGTATGGGGTGCGGGGCCGGGGGGAAAATGCCCCAGGCCGTCTGCCTGAGCGTAGAATCGCTCTCCCCTGCTAAAGGCCACGAGATCCTCAAAGGTGCCGTCGCCGGCGATGCGGAGAATGACAACGTTCAATCGTTGGCCCGATTGATTTGTGAACTCGCCGGCGACGGTCATTTTCAGAAGCTCAGGCATGTCGTTTCTCCAGGTTCATCAGTGCGCGTAAAGCCATGGCACCGGACTGCGCGAGCTCCTTGATAAGATCGTCCCTGGTCTTGCCGTTGAACGTCACGTCGACGGCCTCCTTCATGGCCTCGCCCACCTCCTCGATGATGATGCCCACGGCATGGATCGGATCCTGGGGCCAGCCGGGATGCTTCTCCTCGGCACTTCGCAGCTCAGAGATGATCATCGACAGCGCTTCATCGGCGTTCATTTGGATTCTCTCCTGTCCCATGCTCATGGGACATACTGCTCTTCTTCAATGGCAGTTCGTCGAGCCTCCGCAAGACTGTCCCCTCGCGCCTTTGGCATCACCGAAAGATCCAGATAGCCACCGTACATTACGTGGTTCGTCAAATGCAGCGAATAAGCCACTCGGCCGTGCGGCTTCTTCGTGGGCTTTCCATCTGGCTGCACGTGGTCCATTTCTTCGTGATGGAAGACAGCACCGACCGCTTCCTTGATCGCTCGAATCAATTCTGCCGTCTCGCTCGCCTCTTCGATCCAGGGAATGGCAACGAGATCAAAATCTCGGTGAAGTGACCCGTGAACGCACAGGGCATAACCGTGATCTTTTGCTATTTGCGAGAGCATCGGATAAATGGCGCAGTATGCGGCTGCTCGCGCCAAAACCGGTTCTTTGATGCTCATCACAGCATCCTTTCTGCAGATCTCTTGACGGTCATAACGTCAATCTGAGCTTTCTGGCCTCGAGAGCCACCTTCCCCAGGGCAACGCAGCATTCATGATAGGCCTTCTGCTTCGATATACCCAAGGATCGGCCTATTTCCGCGAATGATCGGACGGCTATCAATTCTCTCGATATCCTTTCTCCGGCCTCGTGATATCGTTGCCACGATGGTTTCAACACGATTCTTTCACCTTCCATTCTCCGGGTTCATCTTGCATCCGACCTCGTCCCGGACCGTCGCCGCGCTAGATTCCTTTCCTTGGATGACGGAGCCGGTTGGCGATCCAGTTGACCAGGGCGCTGAACTTTTCCCAGTGGTAACCAAGGGTGAAGCCGACGATGACGCCAAATAAGTAACCCGCCCACCATGTTGCGATCATGTCTTCTGCCTCCCTGAAATGCCCAATCTCTGCGCCATTCTTTCCGCCTTCCGCCGGGCCTTCTTGCTCAAGGGCTTCGGCGTTATGCGCCGAAACTGCCCCGTTTCACCGCAGAGATAGACGGTCGTTCCGTCATGCGAAGACAGACGCTGGCCTGGCTTGTAATTGCTGAAAGGAAATGTCTTGTCTTTTCTGGCCGGCAGCATGGGAGCCTGTGAACTGCAATCGGTGTCCTCGATGACGTGGTGCTGACGGACCGATTTCTTGATGATCGTCTCAACCGCGGAAGCCGGATTCCCTGCGACCAGCACTTTCACTTTCGCTTCATCGTCCACGTTCAAGCTCCCTCCTGCAGATCCACCACCCGGATCCCGATCTCGATCAAGAGCCTAAGCTTGATTGGAGGTAGGGAGTCATCTCCACTGCACCGCTTCAACAGGAATTCCCGGACGGAAGCGTCATGCCCAGGAGACTGGGCCTTGGTCTTCCTGGAGCCGTCCTTCTTGCTGCATCCTCCGATCCCCTTTCTCACTTCCCCGTTCTTGACCCGCTCCGCCGCGTCGGAAAGAGCCTTGTCGAGTGCATCTCCTTCCAGATCTCCTGCTGCGTTGCTGCAGTACGAGCACCGATCATCCCGCACGATCCACATCACTCTTCCGCAATTGCTGCATGGCTTCTTTGGCATCTCTCCCTCCTCGCCCGTTTTGTTGAGGACAATCGGCGGCAGCGTCCTGTGGCCGCATTTCCGGCAGGCCAGAACCGTCCCGACGCCGTCATCGTCCCAGTACACGTTTCCGGATCCGCATTTTCCGCATTTCGGGGACGCCATGGTCTTCCCCTGGATTCGATTTGTTCTGTTCGCTGCGCGTCGCGCGCCTCAGCGCGAGACCCATGGCCGCTCCCGGTCAAGCGTTGTCGACCGCATCCTGCGCGCCGTGTCCCGGGCGCCTGCAATCGTCACAATGCAGATCAGAAGAATGAGGGCGCCGAAGTTCATCCAGGGGAAATAGGGACCATCGGAGCCGGCGATCATGACGCAAAGCAAACCGATGCAGATGCCCGTGACATCGATGATCTTATCGCCTGCCTTCTTCATGACTCTCCCTCCTTCTTCGCGAGATTCCTTTTCGGTATGACGAATGGACATCGCCGACCGTCTCGGATGAAGTATTCGCCGAGGCGATCGCTATGGATGAAGACCATCTGATGCTGTAGGCCGTGATATTTGAGCTTTGCCATGTGCTCCCGCTTCTCTTCGCCCGTCATCACTGGCGCTTCCTGAGAATGCTGCCGTGTCTCGTAGACGACTCCGAAAACAAGACCGCAGATCATTCCCAGGAAAAAAAGCCCCATGCCACCCAGGAAGCGGTAGTGATCGTTGAATTCATCATTGAACGTTTCGCGGTCCTTCATGGCACGTCTCCGCTGCTCATCGGTGCCCGCAGCCGGCCTCAGTGCAGGTATGCGGATAATGGCACTCCAGCATGTGCCCCATACGGCAAAGCACGCACTGGACGGGGCTCACGGCACCGAGTTCGCATTCGCCGCGGTCGATCTTCCCGATCCCGCTCGGCCACTTTGATCCGGCCTCGATCTGTTTGATTGCCTCTTTCGTCCGGGCATCCAACTCATGCTTGGCCATGAACCCTTCCATCCCGGGAAGAAGGTATCCGCTGTCACGTCGATGCATCCTGCAGGCGTTCATTACGGCCTCCTATGGAGCTTTCCCAGCCGATCCGTCATGCGCCACAAAAACCCTCCGACTCCGCGGCTGCACTAGCACGAGAGGCTCATCCGGATCCGCCGCGGGGCGCGGGCGTCTTCGTTGTCGCGGATCCGCGCCGTCATCTTCCGCATCAAACGGAATATCGGGGAGAGTCCCAGCCACCCATTGATCCAGCACCTCGCTGTGGTAGATCCTGGTCCTGCTGTTCCCGCCGTGCGGCACATTTGCGGCTCGCGCTTCGAATGACGACCGCGACAGGCCGACGTAGACCGCCGCCTCAGAAACCCGCAGCCAGGGCGTCTCGATGACCCTACCCGCTTTGATTTCAATTCGTTTCATTCGACGGCCTTGATCAAGTTCATGATCGCCTGGATCGCCTCGTGGCCTTCTTTTCTGATCCGCGATTGTTCTTTTTTGCTGATCTTCCCATCGGCGACACCCTCTTCGATCTCCGAGATAAGCTGGCCGAATTCCTTCACGGTTTGCATGGTGAGACGACAGATATCGGGCAGGTCTTTCGATGCGCGAGGAAGCGATATTGCAACCCTGCCGAGGGATTGTTCGATGAAATCGAGGACGGAAAAATCGCCGGTGGCGTGAATGAGCGGGATCAGTTTCTTCAATGGGAATCGGCAGCCGGATCCGGTATCGGAATCTTCCGTATCCGGGAGGGCCGAGCGTGAGAGGTAGCTCTCTGACATGCCGATCTCTTCGGCAACGGCTTTGAGTGGTTTTTCGTTTCGGTGGATCGTTTTGTAAAGGCAATCGCGGAGGGTATTCATGATGATTTCAACCTGCCTTTTTCATTGAATTTCAGTTTTCGCCGTGTATAATGCCACTATCAGAAGGACCATTTGCCGACGGCATGGCCTCGGCAAGCCACTCCAGGAGCATGGTTTGCAGTTCCACGAGGAGCCGACGATTGTATTCGGTGTCTCGGTAACCGGAGAGGGCCATGGCAAAGACATTGAGATTGATGGTTCTGCCGAGCCTTTTGGAGAGGGCCTCGGCCATTCTGGAGTAGGCGCCCCGCTTGCGGTTGTCCAGGTCAAGATCGACCATGAGATGTCTGCAAGACTTGCGGAGGGCCTCGGAGGATTCGATTTTCGGTTCTGCGTCCATAAAAACTCCGTGATTCGTTTCACTGGGGTGGTGATATACACTTACTTGTAAGTGATGTCAAGCAAAAATAACATAGAAGTACGTTTCTCTGAATTTGCCTTACGAATCAATGACTTGGTATGCAAGCATTGTGGCGGGGATAGGTATGCCTTCGCAGATCGCATCAAAGTCGCTTACGATTCCGTTCGGAGATGGTGCAATGGCAACAATTTGCCCAATGGTTCCCAATTAATAACCATTGGAACCGAATTTAAGACATCAATCGACTGGCTGCTGACCGGCAGGGAACCAGAAGCCAACTTCATGTGCGGATGGGACGAGGAGGTACAGGAAGCCTGCAGGGCGGTAAAAGAAATCCTGGAGTCACGAAACGGGATCATCGTTCCGGCGCTCCTCTCGAATCTGGCCGCATTCAAACATGCTGTGAAGAGTGATGACGCACGCGAGGATAAAAAAAGAATCAAAGACCTGGAAGAAGACGTCAAACGCCTGCGAAAGCTGCTCGAACAGGATTTCAGTGGCGCTGCCTGCGCGGAAGATGGTTCGCGGTTAAAAAAGAAGCAAATGTAACATACCTCTTCATCGGGGCAGGCGTAGGCAGCGTTATGAAAAGACAGCCCCTGTGATCGAAGGAACATAATGCCCTACGCTGCTTTTGCATTCATTTTTCTTCTTTTATGCTGCTCCCCATCACTGGCAGCCGATGCTGAAAAGAACCGAAAACTGCATCTGTGGGTCGACCAGAACGGCGTTTACCAGATCACCGACCGGGAACCGCAAAAACCCGCCAGGGTCATCGACGAGACTTCCTTTCACAAGACTTCCGAAGCTGAGGTCGAGCGTTACAAATCAAGACAGAGCCTGATCCACGAAAAGCATGAGGAGGAGTCGATGCGACGGCAGGCGGCGCGCGATCTTGAAGAACGCAGACGGGAAGCACAGCGGCAATTGCAGACCGAGCGGAAGCAGCTCGAGATCGAGCGGGCCAGGGAGGACCTGGAGAGGGCGGAAAAGTATCAGTCTCGCTATGAAACCGAGCGCCGGAATTCAAATTATCAGCCCTTCATAAACGCCTACGACGATTTGAAAAGAGAACAGGACAAAGAGGTCGAGCAGAAGCGGCGGAAGCTGATGCAGTTGGAGAACAATTAGCACCATGGGCGTCTACACTCGAAAGGACGGCCGGGTCGCCGTCTACTACCTCGTCAACGGACAAAAGCAGTTTGAGTATTTCGGGTTTGGCCCAGAAGCCATGAAAGCCGCCAAGCAGCGGGACGTGGAGATCAAGTTCCGCCGGCGTCAGGGAGTCTTTCAGGCCTCCATCAATAGCGAGATGCCTTTTTCTGTCCTCGCCCAGGAGTACCTTGATGCCCGTGCGATCGAATTGTCTGACGCTATGCTAGATGCCGTGACCAGGACGCTCACGGTCTTCGCCCTCCCGGAGATCGGGAAAAAGACGATCTCCACGATCTCGATCGCGGACTGGAACCAGATCGAAAAGAATCTCCTGGCCAGAAACTGCGGCGCCAAGACCATCAACAAATACTTCCAGTACATCCAGAAGGTCTTCTCCTGGGGAATTCAGCGCGGCTACCTTGTGGAACATCCCTGGCGGAATCGGGTGCCGATGCGCGTCCGGAAGCAGTTCAAGATCGAGTTATTCACGATAGACGAGTTCCGGAAGATACTCGAACATGCCCCCGATCATCTCAAGTGGGCCCTGGAGGTGGAGTATCACACCGCCATGCGTCCCGGGCGTACCGAATTATTCAACCTGAAATGGGATGACGTCGATTTCGAAACGGGAGCCGTCCGGATCTACTCGTCCAAGACGGATAGCTATCACACTCAGTATGTCCCCATGGAATTCATCGAACGGATCAGGCAGCGGCGGGAATGGTACCGGGCGGAAGCCCTGAGGTTAGCGAAACGACGCGGATCGGTATATCCCGAGTGCCCCTATATCGTCCAGTATCATGGCAAGCGCGTCGATTCCCAGCTTGCGAAGGCTTGGAACCAGGCCAAGAAAGACGCGGGGATCTCGAAGCGGATCCGGCTATACGATATCCGGCACTTCTACATCACCCACGCATTGGCCGCCGGTGCGAACATCATGGAGCTGGCCGCGCGAGTCGGCCACAAGGGCCCGGAAATGATCGTTCGAGTGTACGCCCACCTCGCCGAAGAGATGACGAAAAAGAGCGCCCTGGAGATCCCGGCGCTCTTCCCGTCTACCGAAAAAGGTAGTAAAAAGGTAGTAAAATTCCGCCTCGTGAAAAAAGCTGAACAGTCTAACTCATTGATTTAATTGGTCGGGGCGAGAGGATTTGAACCTCCGACATCTTGCTCCCAAAGCCTCTATAAACAAATCGAGAAGTTGCATCTTATTGATATTGTTTATTTTGCAAAGTTGACCATCCCTATATTTCACAGCATTTCTCAAAAAAAGGTAGTAAAAAGGTAGTAAAATTCCGGCCCGGAAATCACGCTTTTTCGATCTCGATCAGGTTCCCGAACTTGGGGAGGATCTTCATGTTGTCGCCGCTCCGGATCACCAGGCGGCCTGCGGTGTTTATGAAGACATCGATGTAAACGGTCTCCTCTCCAGCAGGCCCGAGGCAGAAGCGGATCTTGTCGTGTTCGTGCAGTTCCTGATCTTCCTCGCCCTCCACGTCCTCTCTGTTGACAAAGATTCGCATATCGATCCCCTCTGTCTCAATCACGAATTTCAATCCGTGATCCGATTCACGAAGCCGTGCAAGGTTATGACGTCTGCCGTCCCTGCGTATGCCTTCACGACGCAGTTATTCTGCAGAATCAATCCGGGAACCACCGGCACGAGACCCGACTTATAAGGAATCGTCACTTTGATATCATCATCTGGCGTACTCTCGCCGCCTAACTGAATCGTGAGAACGACGTCATCCGTATGTCCGTTATATGCCCACAGCCATATTTCATCGTAGCTACCGTCCACCTGTCCGCTGACGGCCGCGTGGATCGTGTCAGGAGACGGGGAACCCGCCGCAGTCTTCGTCAATTTGATCCCCCTGCCATCCGTGCTTCCGCTGAGCTTTCTCTTAACCGCTGCACTCATATTTTTTTACCTCCTTATTGTTCTTAATTCATAAAAGCTCATAACCAGTAAATCCTATTTCGTATGCTCCCAATCCGCCCGCCCATCCTGTGACGCATAACACTCGATGAAATTTGAAATACGCGTTATTGGGCATAGAAAAGGACTGTACGTCTGTGGAATTTGCAGCGGACCCGACATAGATATCTGTCCAATTCGTGCCATTATTTGATCCCTGCAATTTGAAATCTTTGAACCCATAAGTCGCGACATTTTTGAGAGTCATGCCCGTGATTCGAATATACTTCGTTTCGGACGATAGCTTAATCCATTCCCCTGCTGGAGCTACCAAGCCAGCGCTCCAGCTGTTGTCGGCAATACCATCAAACGCTTCCCACGCATATTGAGTTCCATATTCGTGCGATGCTGACGTGACATAGGGACTCGGGGCGTTATTTGCCGTCATAGTAGGAGAGACCCAGGCCACAAAGTCTCCTTCTTTTGATACGCCTGTCATCCTTAGCCGATCCCTACGCCGCGTTAAATATGAGAAATTAGAGTCACTCTTTCGTTTTGGGCCCAACGATATCCCTCTCAATCTTGTTCTATCTCTAAGATTGAATAGATATTCTTCATATGGAGTGGGATCTTCCTCCATCATCTCTATTTCGGAGAATTCAGCAGACCCGCCGGATGATGCTGTGACTGTTATTCGGTAATCACGATAAGGTGTTGAGTTTACAAAACCATTGAACGTCTTTTTTTCTCCTGCTGCCCATGTCAGGCCGGTCCGAGTATCGATGGTTGTAAAGTCTATTCCGTTGTTTGAACCAGCAAACGTCAGATTGCTTGCAGGGTTATAGCTCGGTGATCGGGCAGTAAGAGTATATTGGACAGCTACCTTTGTTACGCCTGCACCGAGGTCGTACTGTATCCATTGTGGAATTCCGGTCGCCGAGGCCCAGAATGTACCGGCGTTTCCATCAAAAGCATTTGATGCGGGATATGATCCGCTAAAGATACTACTCGCTGATGGTGTTCCGCCTATGCAAAAATCTGCTTTGTATTTCATGGTCGTCTCACCCTTCAAAAATCTGGGTTACGAGCATGTCTCCATCGAGTAGCGGATTGAATGGATCGTAATCCCACGCCAGCCACTCCGGTGCAACGTCCGGCGATCCCGATGGCATCAATAATCCACAAACCTTGGAGATATCGGCGATCGCACGGCCATTGATCTTTGCGATGTCATCGATCGACATGCCGCAGATCTTTGCGATGTCGGCCATCACGCCACCTCGATCACGATCGGGCTCGGGTCAAAAAAGATTACCGTTGCCGAATAGACATAGCCGATCTCCTGGACCTGGTCTCCCGATCCGCTCGGCTCGGTCGTCGTTATCCCGCCGGCGTCCGTCGAGGCATAGAGAGATGCGCCCTTGGTCCATTCCGGAGACGTCTGCCAGCTGTCATCGCGGGCGAATCCCAGCCTCAGGAACGATCCCGAAGCGTCCGCATCGATCGATTCAAGGGCCATGACACGGCAGGGCATCGTCGTTGCAGCGTCGGCATCGGTCTTCCAATATTTCCCGTCACTCTTAAGATAACAGAGATTGCCGAACGCTAGGTTCTCCCCAGCCGTCGCCGTGAACTTCAGGCCGTTGGCTGCGTGATCTGTCGAGAGAGTCGGTGATAGCGGGCTGATCTGAAGGATCGCCTGCGTTTCGGCAAGCGTCTTTTTCCCCCAGGACAACGGGGATCCGCCTGCGACCTGAAAATCATTCGCCGCGGTGGGATCCGGAGCGGCGGCCGGAATTGACGGCTTGCCCGTGAGGCTCTCGTAGGACTTTTCCGCGAGGTCTGCCAGGTTGTGATTGTGCGCGGCATCTGCAAAATCATCGGGGCTGCTTCCGGAGTCCGTGAGGTTGCCACTCGCATCGAGGCCGGCCAGATGCCCCGCCGGCGACGGGGACGCGGCGACCTTGTCGGCCTTCGGGGCGGCAGCTGTAGTCGCCGCTCCGGCGGCGTCATAGGCCGTGCCGGCCGTGTAGGCCGCGGTGCCGAGTCCGAGTGCTGATTTCAGCTCCGCGATGGTTTTCTTGACCCAGCCGATCGGAGATCCATCGCCCATAAGCACATCGTACTGCGCTTCGGGAGTCGGAAGCGACGATGCAACGCCGAGAAGCGTCTTGACCTGGTCGATCGTCTTCCGGACGAATCGGAGCGGGGATCCAGATGCAACGAGGAAGTCGCTCTCCGCCTGCGCGAGCGAATGCCCGACAGCCTCCGAATCGATACGATCGAGGGCCGACTGGACGTCCTTCTCGGCGCCTGTCAGAAGGCCGCTGAAGCCCGAAGAATCGACGTTGACGCTACCTGCCGAGGGAATGATTTCGACCTCTCCGATGCTCTTGTCGTGATCGAAATCCTTCAGCTTCACCTCATATGCAAAAATAATATCGACAGGGTAAGCAGATGGAGTGCCAGAGAGACTCCAATTGCCGCTTGCATCCAGCGTAGCCGTGACGATGTCGCCGCCGGCAGTACTGGGGCTTTCGTATCCGGGGATCCCTCCTGCTTCGACGGATGCGAGGGCGTCGACGCCGGCGGCCCACTGATCGAGGAGGATTGTCCCGCCTTCCGGAGGCGTGAGGGTTCCGCTTGTTCCTGCAGCAATCGATTCAAACCATGTTGCTTTGACATATTTGTCCTCCAATGCGGTGATCCGCTCCTCTCCGGATGCGGCCGGGGCCTTCGTCATCAGGAGCTGGACGGTTATTTTCTTCGTTTCGCCTCCTTGAACGATCGGAATGACGTCCGAATCCTGGGGCATCTCAACTGACGGATATTTCGTGATTTTCATTTCAGACCCCTTTTCTCAGATTCAAGGAATTGCTGCCAATGCACTAAAACCGGCATCGGGTTCCATTTGATACAAATTGCCACCCTCTCCATCCAATACGATGATCTTCGCCGGCAGGCTCGTATGGGTGTCGCCCTGGACAATCCACCATCCAGGAGGTTCGAACCACACCGCTTCGGTGTATTGGGTCACCGCCCGATACAGGCAGAAAATGTCTTCATTCGGAATGTATGCGATATGAGTGATATTGCCGTTCGACCAGCCAACCTCGGGTGTTTCTCCTTCGAAGAATCCGCCAAAGGGACAATACGAGTCCGCACGATATAAAACGGTATAGTTGCCCGGATTCGCTATAGGGGCAATTCTTAGTTCCAAGACAGCGTAGTTGATTATGTGCCATGTAACGATATCATGGTTACAGAGGATGGAGTCCGAGACGACCCATGCTATCCGGTCGTCTCCTACGGTCACGATGTCTCTTAAATTTACCCCCCTGCTTGTGCTGTACGCTCCCGGAATGTAGGATGGATAATCCGCGCACTGAGCAAGCATTTCGCTCGTGACTTTGAACATTTTCCCGCTCGGGAGCATGAGCCAGGTGT